GTACCTATTAGTCCTCTAGAGTGGGATCTCGACCTCATACAAATGCAGACAGAGTGGATGTTAGGAAGAGGACCTAGTGCTAGAGAGCACGCTAAAAAGTTAATGAATGATTATATATTACCTAAAGATACCGCGCTATCTGCTAGAGAGTATGTAGGTAAAGTAAAAGGAGATATGTACCCAATCAGACGATATACAAAAGGAAAAGATACATTCGCTTTAAGTTTTAAAAACTTAGAACGTATTGATACAAACTATGCTCAAGCATTGCAAGATATGTTCGTCTTAGCAGTACTAGACGGTAAAGAGAACGGAACGTATTTAGAGATTGGGAGTAACCAACCTATACATAATAACAATACGTATTTGCTAGAGAAGTTTAATTGGAAAGGAGTCTCTGTTGAATTAGAAGCAAGTTATAACAACGAGTTTAACCTAATACGTAAAAATCCGGCAATGACCGAAGATGCTACTGAATGTCATTACGACTACTTACTGAGCACTTACGGTATTGGGAAGGTAGTAGATTACCTTCAAGTAGATTGCGAACCAGCGGAAGTCACCTATAAGGCTTTACAAAAGGTACCTTTCGACAAATATGCGTTTAGAGTTATAACTTACGAACACGATTATTATCAAGACCCAGACGGGAAGTATCGTGAGTTATCCAGAGAGTACTTAACTAATTTAGGATACGAATTAATAATCGGAAACGTAGGAACAGATTTAAACAACAGCTTTGAAGACTGGTACGTACATCCAGATCACGTTGATATGAAAAGAGCAGCCGTATTAAAAGATACAGGCAATAGTATTGTACCAATTCACAAACATTTATTATTATAATGGCAAACAAGAAACTAACACAGGAGGAGATCAAGCAACTAGAAAAACTCCAGCAACAAAGAACAACTATGCTATCTCAGCTAGGAAATTTAGAAGTCTCTATAATGAAACTTCAAAAAGAGAAAGAGAAAGGATTAGAAACTATCCACGAACACCAACAGAGTGAACAGTTCTACTATAAGGTATTGCAGGAGAAATACGGACAAGGAAGATTAGACTTGCAAGCAAAAGAGTTTATTTCGGATTAAGGAGGGTTTTGGCCCTCTTTTTCTATTTATAATAAACTGATTTCAAATGGCTTTAGAAAATAGAAAATCCTTACTACAACCTGAGTCTGTAGAAGCTCAACAATTCAGATTGAGAGAATCAAGATTACTCAACACGGTAGATACCTCTATCTCACTCGAGAGTCAAGTAACACCTGCAGCACCCGCTAGACAATCTTTACTTGCACCTAATCCTGCGGATACTGTAGCTTCAAGCAACGTAGTAGTAGCCGATACTTCAACTGGAACAGATAACTCATCAAACGGTAGCTCAACAGTACCTATAGTACTTGTTGATAAAGCAGCAGATTTTGATGGTAGTTTCTTCTTTACTGCTTCGAATGCAGATTTAGGAATGAGTACTCCTAGCGGATCCTACTCATACGCAATGATGTTTAAACCAGATACATTTAAAGCAGGGCATACCCAGACTCTCTTTCACACTTACACTGGATCATTTGCTAGTCATTCAATTGAATTATCAATCACATCTGAAGGCGATCTACACCTGAAGTATTCTCATGCCGGAGGATACATCCGATATAGAGTCCAAGAAAAATCCTATAGAAATTATACAGGTAAATCTGGGAATGGGTATACGTTTGTAGAATTTTACAAAGTTGCCACTCAAGCACATCAAACACTCCCTCTTGCAGGCGCTACGCACCTCCTTAAAATCAACGGCGGTAATCTTCTCGCCCAAACAAGAACTTCAAACCCTGCTGTAGTAAACACAGGTTCTTTTGATATCTCAAACAACGATAATTTTTATATAGGAGGAACCGCAGCAGGTCCCAACAGAAACTTCTCAGGATCTATTGCGTTTACGTATTTCGGAAACGGATTAATCACTCAAAATCATTTAGATCTTAGAGACGGAGTTCTAGATGTTTCCAATACTAATGAAAATAGTATAGCAGAAAGAGCGCGAGCTTATAAGTTTAATCAAGTAGGTGCTGTAGAACATACAGGAAGTTTAGCTACTACACAGGTACCTTTAGGGCTTTCCGGTAGCTATGCTTTTGTAGATGGGCATAAATAAAAGTTTTTGCACTTTACCTACATATTTATATAAAGAACAAACTAACCCTTCATAACGATGGCAGAAAGAATTTTATCACCAGGTGTATTTTCAAGAGAGAATGACCTATCTTTCGTTACCCCAGCTCCAGGAGAGATCTCAACAGCGCTAGTAGGACCTACTGCGAAAGGACAGGTAGGTGTACCTACTATTGTTAGATCTTACGGCGAGTACTTAAATGTATACGGAAGCACATTTAAATCAGGTAGTGATTACTACAGTCACTTTACTTCCCTAGCTGCTGAAAAGTACTTTGATCAAGGCGGTACATCGCTATTGGTAACAAGAGTATCAGATCAATCATTTTCTAGCGCAACAGCAGAAATCTTATCAGGTTCAACTGAGTGGTTTACTCTATCGACAATTGCTCAAGGAGAGATCATGAACAGTACCGGCTCTATGCTAACAGACGAAGCGATTGACTCTGGTTCAGCAGATAACCTAAGATGGGAGATTACTAATAAGAACGTATCACAAGGTACTTTCTCACTACTATTAAGAAGAGGTGACGATAATCATAAAAGTAAGATCATCCTAGAATCTTACCAGAATGTATCTTTAGATCCAACATCAACAAATTACATCTCTAAAGTAATTGGTGATCAATATAGAACAGTAGGTTTAGACGGCGCCGTAACTTTAGAAGGTGACTATCCAAACTCTTCAAGATACGTATACGTTTCTAACGTAGGTTTAAAGACTCCAAACTACCTCTTAACAGACGGAACAGCAAATCCAGCTTTTTCTCAATCATTTGAAGATTTTGTTATAGGCAGCGGTTCCTACGGCGGTTCGTTTGATAACGCAACCGGTACGTTATTTGATTCTGGCAGACAGGCTAACTTCTACCAAAACATAGATGGTACAGACACACAAGGTCTAGATGCAGATGCTACAACCGGGACTAACTACGATAGAGCAGCTTTAACATTAGCAAACAGAGACGAGTACAGATACAACGTACTATTAACACCAGGTATTAACAAATCACAACACTCCTCAGTAGTTACTAGTTTTGTTGATATGGTTGAGAATAGAGGTGACGCTATCTACGTAGCTGACCTTTATCAACATGGAGGAAGTGTAGCTAACGTAACAACTCAAGCTAACTCAATGAACAGCTCATTTGCCGCCGCTTACTGGCCATGGGTTAAGATTGCAGAAAATCAATTAGGAAAGAATGTTTGGTCTCCAGCTTCTACAGTAATCGGCGGTGTATACGCCTTTACTGATAGAGTAGGCGCTGAATGGTTCGCACCTGCAGGTCTATTAAGAGGAGGTATTCCAACAGTTGTTGCTGCAGAAAGAAAACTTTCTCAATCAGACAGAGATTCATTATACCAAGATAAAGTTAATCCACTTGCAACCTTCCCAGGTTCAGGCGTAGTTGCTTACGGTCAAAAAACATTACAAACTAAAGCATCTGCTTTAGATAGAGTAAACGTTAGAAGATTGTTGATCAACTTGAAGAACTTTATCGGTGATGAAGCTAACAACTTAGTATTCGAACAAAATACAATCGCTACAAGAAATAGATTCTTAGCTACTGTTAACCCATACTTAGAGTCTGTAGTACAGAGACAAGGTCTTTACGCTTACAGAGTAGTAATGGATGATACAAACAACACTGCAGACGTAATCGACAGAAATCAATTGGTAGGTCAGATATTCATCCAACCAACTAAGACTGCTGAATTCATCGTATTAGACTTCGTTGTACAGCCAACTGGCGCAAGCTTTGGAGCGTAACTATTTATAATAAAGTAAATAACTAGAAGATGCCTACATTAGATCCAAACGAAATCATGTTCACCGCCTTTGAACCGAAGGTACAGAATAGGTTTATCATGTACATCGATGGTATCCCATCATACATGGTTAAGAGTGCTACATCACCTTCTTTCACAGATAACATTGTAAAACTCGATCACATTAACACATACAGAAAAATCCGCGGAAAAAGAGAGTGGCAGAACATGACTCTATCGCTTTACGATCCAATCACACCTTCAGGTGCACAAGCAGTAATGGAGTGGGCTCGTTTATCTTATGAATCAGTAACCGGTAGAGCTGGTTATTCTGACTTCTACAAGAAAGACGTAACTCTTAACTTGCTAGGTCCTGTAGGGGATATCGTTGGTGAATGGATTATCAAAGGTGCTTTCATTCAGCAATCAAACTTCGGTCAGTATAACTGGTCATCTGATGCAGCTGTTGAAGTACAATTAACACTCGCAATGGACTATTGCGTACTAAATTTCTAATTAAGTTATGGATAATTTTGATTTAAGAAAATTCTTAGCAGAAAGCAAGCAGCCAATCCAAGAAATGGATGCACCAATGGAAGGAGATTACTCTGAAGGTAATCACATGGAAGGTGAAACAATGGAAGAAGTTGTTGCTGAATA